TGTCCATGCTAGAAGCAGGACGCGAGCTAGGCTGCACAAAGCAGGCCATCTCGAAAATAGCAATGGACTTTCTCGACACTACCGGCTTACCACCTTCGACATCTTTGAAAAGCGAGGAGGCTCGCAACACCTACCGAAAAACAAACACCAACAAATATGGAACAAAACGAAATAACAGCAATAACCCTGCCAGCCATTGAGGCCGAGATACGCACCGCTTATGCGGAAGCCAATGCCTTAGCCGTAACGGCCAAGGGCAACGCCCGCGCCGCCGTGCTGCGCATGGCAGACTGTGGCCAGATGCTCATGGTCGCCAAGGATCACGTGCGCGGCAACCGAAACGAATGGCTTGCATCGCTCGGCATCGAACCAGACAAGGCAGCCAAGGCGATACATCTCGCACGCAACCGAGATCAGCTGGAGCTTGAGTTGTGGCCAGCCGACATGGCCAAGCTCGGAGCGCAGATGCTGGGCATCCTTCCGCCTCCAGGTTCATCGGGCCGAGAAGAGAACGACCCAGAACGCACCACGGGCGCATCGACTCATTGGATCACATACGCAGGCAAACTGCAACGCTCGTTCACCGACCTGTTCGCACGCAAGCCGGTGGAACAATGGCGGCAGGATGAGAGAGAATCATTAAGAATTGCAATTAAGCCAATAGCAGAACTTTACGAAAAATTGAAATGATGCAAAACCTTTCCAAAAATTTAGGAGACTCCTATAAGTGGCTGACTACCGAGGGTTAACATACTCTCTTCACTCCCTTATGAATAATACAAAAAATCTGAGTTATAAAACTATCGCATGAAGATCGAAAAAATACCCACAGACAAGCTCATCCCTTACGCGCGAAACGCGAAGAAACACGACGCCGCACAGGTCTCAAAACTCGCCGGCAGCATCCGCGAGTTTGGTTTTAACAATCCTGTCTTGATCGACCGCGAAAACGGCATCATTGCCGGTCACGGTCGCGTGATGGCCGCGCAGAAGTTGGAGCTGAAAGACGTGCCGTGCATCCGCCTTGGGCATCTTACGGATACGCAACGCCGCGCCTACATTCTTGCCGATAACAGACTGGCTGAGTTGGGCGGCGGGTGGGATGAGGAGTTGCTAAAACTTGAAATCAAAGACATCGACTGGGGCGAGCTGAAAGAAATTAGTGTTGATGATTTTAATTTCGGAGAAATTGATTTCGGGGGAGAAGATCAAGCCGAGGGCAAGGATGTCGAGAATCCATATACGGCAAAAGTCGAAGCACCAACTTATACGCCAACAGGTCCGAAGCCTGATATCGCAGAACTTGCCGACCAAGGGAAATGCAAAGAGCTTAAAAAACGAATCGACGCATCCGGCCTGCCGGAAGATGAAAAGCAGTTCTTGCAACTCGCGGCATCTCGTCATATCGTTTTTGATTATCAGCAGATTGCTGAATACTATGCGCATTCGAATAAAGAAATGCAGGCACTAATGGAAGAATCCGCATTGGTGATTATCGACTTTAAGCAGGCCGTCGAGAATGGCTTCGTAAAACTCACCGATCGCATCGCTGGGCAGTTTAAAGAAGATTTTACCGATGAGTAATTTCGCTGCCTTCATTCTTTCCCACGGTAGGGCGGATCGTGTTTATACCTATTCGACTTTGCGCAAGGCGGGCTATACTGGGCGCGCTGTCGTGATTATCGACAATGAAGACAAGCAGGCCGCGCAATATCGAGAGAGATACGGTGATCAAGTATATGTTTTTGATAAGAAACAGATTGCGAAAACCACTGATAACGGGGACAATTTCAACAACCTTCGAACAACCACACATGTCCGAAACGCTATATTTAAAGCCGCGCAAGAACTTGGCATTGATTCTTTTGTCATGCTCGATGACGATTATACCGACTTCCGTTATAAATTTACAAACAAAGGCAAATACGGAGACTGGCTGATTAAAAAAAACCTAGACAAGATTTTCCAATTAACTGTTAATTTTCTAATCGAAGCGCCGAGTCTGCTTTGTATTGCGTATTCTCAAGGCGGTGATTTTATCGGCGGGGCCGAAGGCTCTGGTGCAAAAACCATAAGAACTAAGCGCAAGGTAATGAATAGTTTCTTCTGCCTTACTGATCGGCCTTTTAAATTTCTTTCTCGGCTCAACGAAGATGTTAACACCTATGTAACCATTGGCGCTCGCGGCGGGCTTTTCCTGACTATCAATCAATTTGCTTTGCAGCAAAAAGAAACGCAAACAAATGCAGGCGGTATGTCAGATGCCTATCTTGATAGCGGAACCTATGTCAAATCTTTCTACACTGTAATGTATGCTCCGAGCTGCACGACAATACAGCCGATGGGCGCTATAAATCCACGGCTTCATCACAGAATAAGCTGGCGCAATGCAGTTCCTAAAATTGTGCGCGAATCCATAAGGAAAAATGCCTAAAAAAACCCCACCTCCGCAACCCGCATCCGATCTCCAGGGGAAGATACGCGAAGCCGAGTTCAAGAACATCCTGCAAAAACTGAAGGATGGGAAGACGCTGACGGCGCGAGAGTCGAAGATCGCGGCAGAGTTTGCGGCCAAGCGGGACGGTAAGGGGCTGACGCAGGCCGAGCTTGCGGCGGCATGGGGCATGACGCAGCCCAACATCCACAAGATGGTCAAACAGGGAATGCCTATGACCAGCATCGAGGCCGCTACGGAGTGGCGGAAGGATTGGCTCGAAACGCATGGGAGGGGAGACACCGCACCGGAGAACATTCAGCAGGCAAAGCTACGGAAGACCTTGCTGGAATGCGAAAAGATCGAGTTTGCGCTTTCGGTTGATCGCGGTGAATACATCAAGATCGCCGTAGTCCGCGAAGCTGGCATCCGCATCGGCGCGATATTCAGCGCAAAGCTTGCGGCATTGGTCAACGACGCCAGCGGCGCGTTGGCAGGGCTGGACGAAGCCACCTTGCGCAAGAAACTGCACGAGCGCACGCAGGCTATTTTAGCAGAGATCCGAACTGAACTTGAGAAGGTATGAACTACGAAACACGAACAACGAAAATGATAGTCGGAGTTAAGGGAGAGCAACTATTTCATTGCAGCGTAACTGAAATTGAAATCCTCGACGAAGCCGATGGGGAGTTCGTTGAGATTAGCCAGGATGATAAAAAACTACGCTTCGACGCGGACGAGTGGCCTCACGTCCGAGCCGCCATCAACAAGATGGTCAAACTCTGCCGAAATTATGACTAAACGCGAACTCTGGAAAATTTACTCTAAACGCAATCCTTCATTCGACGGTGAAAACAACGTGACGATGTCTGCTGCCGGGCTTCGCAAATTGTTTGAAACGACGTGGGATATTGCCATGTATGACGGAGAAGAGGAGCCGACATTTAAACAACCGGCATCTGCGAATGTAGACGCGCTCAAACAGATATTTGGAATGCGATGAACCCACTCGCACAAGGCATCCGCGACGGCATCAAGTTAGCATTCGACGGCACGATACTTGACTGGGCAAGCGACCACGTTAATTTTCCGAACTCGGATCGCGCTTCGCGCTTCGATCCGTCGGTTGCGCCGTGGCTCAACGCGCCGCTGTTGGCCGCGAGTGATGACGAGACCACGCAAGTATTTCTGCGTGCTCCTACCGGAGGCGGAAAAACTACGATGATGGAAACGCTCGCTTGCTTCATCGTTGCACAGAAGCCTGGGCCAACTCTTTTCGTTGGGCAGACTGACGACATGGTGAAGGACTGGACAGAGTCGCGCTTGTTGCCGATCTTCAACGAATGCCAGCCGGTCAAAGACCTGTTCCCGGAAGACCGGCACGCGCTACGCAAGACGACGATCCTATTTCCGCACATGGTATTGTTCGCAGGCGGTGCGAACATGACCAACCTTCAAGAAAAATCCATGCGCTACTGCATCGGGGACGAAGTCTGGCGGTGGAAAAGCGGCATGATAAAAGAGTTGAAGGCCAGACATCACGACAGATGGAACCGCAAAACGCTCTTGGTCTCGCAGGGATGGGATGCAGGGCATGAGGCAGACGCCGAATGGGACAGCGGAACGCGAGAAGTATGGGGCTGGACTTGTTCCCAATGTGGGAACTGGCAGAGATACCTATTCGATCAGATCGAATATGTGACCGAACGCGACGAGAAGGGCGGCATCCTTTGGGACAAGGTGCAAGACTCGGTCGTTATGAAATGCGAGCATTGCGAAACGCGATACAAAGACGACGCCAGCACTCGACGCAACCTTGCAAACAATGCAACTTACCGCGCACTCAATCCGCATCCGGTGCGAGGGCATCGCTCGTTTGAATATCCAGCTTACGCTGTCTGGTGGATACCTTGGTTTTCTATCGTCAAGGAGTGGATCGAGGCCAACGAAGCCAAGTCATCTGGCAACCTAGAGCCGCTCAAACAATTTATTCAAAAGCGCAAGGCACAGACTTGGCAGGACGAAGTAACGAGCGATCTGCCAGAGATCACAACCGGCGACTACGCGAAGGCAGAGTACTTGGAAGGGCAAAAGATCGACGGAGAGCACAGACGCTTTATGACTGTGGATAAACAACGCGACCACTTCTGGGCTGTTGTCCGCGCCTTCCGAGTTGATGGGTCATCGATGCTCTTGCACGAATCAAGGCCGCTGACGTGGGAAACGCTCGACGCCATTCAGCAGCAGTTTGACGTTATGCCGCGGTGCGTTGTCGTTGATGCCGGCTACGATACGCCGTTGGTCTACGAGCAATGCGCTCGACGCGGCTGGACGGCCTCGCACGGATCGGGGCAGGACGGCTTTTATCACATCGACGGCGGGAGGCGCACGCGCCGTTTCGTTTCAAAGATCGAAGGAGCGCAGGCCGGAAGCGACGGACTCAAGTGCGCGTATTTCTTTTTCTCGAACGAAGGCATCAAGGACAAACTCGCTTCACTCCGCCAGGCTGACGCAGTTCCGAAATGGGAAG